GCCACATCCGCCTCGCGCCTGGTCACAGTCTCTCCGTTTCTCTCAAACGTAGGCTCAAACCATTCTCCGGCTTTAGCTTTGCTGTTGAGCCACGCGCGGATGCCGGATTCTGAATATCTGTTATAGCCATTTGGGGCTACTTTGTAGTCAATCGCTCCATCGGCTCCGAGTGTATTGTCCGGCTCCGCCGCATCGAACTGTATCCCCTCCACTGTTGCGTAATGGCTCTGGATGATCATGCCGGGGACGACCGCACCGCCTGCTAGGGTTACATCCTCAAAACTAACGATGTCGCATGGCATATTGTGTACCATCTGTTGCTGTGTAGGTCGTCACTATCTGATCACCTATGGTAAATACATCCGCTGCCCCCCCCCGAGCGTACAATCCGGCTGATTTCCTCATATGTCAAATCTCCCGGGCTGGCTTTCGTTCCTGCAATGATGCTCAGATACGATGCAATCTTTTTCCCGGTCCTGTCTGTAATAATAGGTTCTTTGATTAGGCTCATTTTTTTAGTCCTCCTGTTTTTCTTACTTTATTTCCTGTTATCTATTGTCCCGGAATCCGTGGGTGCCGGGATTAATGCTTCTGCCGGATGCATAAATCACAAGCCGGGACGTGGAAATAGGTATTTTTCGCGTAGTTTCGGTTGATGTAGCCTTTAGAGTTCACATACCACGTACTGCACGAATGTTCGAGATACCCCGACCTCAGATAGACGTCTTGCGCAGCCATATGATTTTCAATCTTATATGTAATAATCTGTGGGTAAAATTTTCCCGTCGACATCTCAGTTGACATCTGTGATGCACGTTTCCAATATTCACATGTCTCGCCCTCTCCGGCAAGCTGTGGTCTGATGCTCATTTGTTCGAGCGACAGCGAGAAGAATTTGTCGTACGTCACTTCCAACGGATCTACATCACTTCCGACCGCGTCTGTGATTTTATTCAAGGCAGTCACGACCTTGACCGGAGTAAGTGCTAATCGGAATTCTTCGTCGAATCCAGTCAAAAATCCTGCTTTGGTCAGGAGCTGGTCCGGGCACCGGTCAAAGTCATTCTGTGGAGTCCACCACTCGCCCACACCCTTGTCCGAATTCATCCACTGCCTACATGCTGACTGTCCCCACCGGTTGTAGCCATAGGCTACCCGATGTATACAGTTCAGTTTACCGTCTCCGCCTGTTTTCAGGACTCCGAGGTTTGTTCCACCCCCTCCCTCGGTGACGGCAACTGTCTCAAGTGCCTCGGTCGCGGTCTTGCTGCTATAAGAATATACTTTCCAGTTTGCAGGATCCTGATCCGGTGCGTAGCGGAATCCCGCAAGCTGCCCGCCTGCCGGTACATCCTTGGTCAATGTAAACTGGTATGTGGTCCCCTGCACGCAGTTTTTTCCATATGTAGTGCCGATTTCGACGTTGTAGGTGCCTGCCAGAAGTGCCTCCTCACAGTAATAGAATGCTTCGTAATTATCAAACTGCACACCGAATGGTGTTGTATAGTTCCATTGTATACGCATGGCCGGTACTTCTTCGCCATCTTGCAGCGTTGCGGTCGGAAATGCTATGATATTGCATGGACACTCATAACTTGTCCCCATTGTGATATCCGTCCATGTGATGACGATCTGGTCGCCGATGTTGAATACCTCACTTGCCTTCCCCGCAGCAATAACGTCCAGAATCTCCCCTATCGTCTTAGGCTTGTAATATGTCCCGCTTGCCATCGCGGTCAGGATCTCATTCTGGAGCTTCATCTGGTCTGCGAGGACCTGTACTGTCTTGTCCAGCACAATTGGTTCTTTCACTGAGCTCATTTTTTCCCTCCTATTCATCTTCGTAAACCGTGCACAGACACCCGTCCACGACCTCCAGGCCAAGGGCTGCTAGCTGCTGGTTCAGGTTACTGTCATTGTTGAGGAGCTGCTGGTTACGGTCGTTCCATTCTTTGTAAAAGCCCGGTGTGGTACGGTCCATTGCCTCCATCTCCAGGTTCAGCTCCGCCTCATCTGATGCTTTGATTGTTGCCACTGTCCGCACCTCCTTAATAGTTGTCTTCGATATAGAAACTCACTTCTGTCTCATCTTTGCCCTTTTCGAGAAAATGCAGCAAGGCGACGGCATCCCCGTCTTCATCGACCAGTGCGATCTCAGAAAAGTAAGTGCCGACAAATTCCAGCTCGCCAAGTTTCAGTTCGTATTCGTAACAGGTGTCTGACTTCTGGGTTGCTGAGGTATATTCTCTCCGCAGCACCTCATTGTTGAGCCCTGTTTTTTTGGGGCTTGGCTCGGTTACCTCACGGTTCGCATCCACGCCCCCTGTCCCGAGCGCTATCCATTTTATTTTTGCGATGCTGCCGGTAGTGTGGCTCGCCTCGCTCATCTTTTTTCTCCTTATATTAGTGATACAGCTTTGGGCTGCCATTTACGTCCCCTCCTATTCAATCCTGAGATTGTAATGGTTCCTCTGTGCATCCATGACTTCCGTTCCATCCAGACACCATGATCCATCTAATTTAAGGTATTCATAGTAATATGAATATAAATGGATATCTTCCCGGAGCCGTACATACGCACGGTGGTCTGCCATGATGTAATACTGGTACATGTAGTTATCTTTTGCACCGACCTGCTTGGTTTTCCGTACCTGCTCCTTCAGTGTCTGCGTGGAAGCAGGATGTGGCTGGCCCGGGTCCAGATTGAGTACTACATAAAATTCTGCCCATCTGGATGAGTCCCCGGTGAATATTTTTGCTGGAACGACGGACACGTCCGTAAATCCCAGTGTCTGGACTGCGAGTATTATTCCCGCATTGGTTCCTCCAAGCCGGAGTATCTCCTGATAATTTGCGATTCTTGTGCGGAAGTTATCGTCAGTCTCGCCCTGGTACCGTGTCATCTTTCTTTCCTCTGCATGGACCGGAAGCATCGCAGGATCACAGGTGGCGACCATCGTCTGCTCCCGGGCGGAATGCAGGCTTTCCATCGCGTCGTCAAAGTAGCCACCCAGCGCCTTAAAAAGGATGTACCACTGGTTCCGCGCTTTTTTTATTTTCTTAAAAGGGGATGTGAGAAGGTAGTACATATAGTCGCAGAACTTATCAAACACCCTTATGCACCTCCCACATTAAGTACAGTCACCTCCAGGCTGCCCGGCATGATCACCTTTTCCTTGCTAAGTTCGATATCTTTCTCTGGACCAGAAAATTCTGTCCTCCTGTAGCTGTCAATCCCGTTCTTTAAAGCGTACCGTATATCATCCAGGTAAAGGTTGTTTAGGTTCTCACGCTGGTTAAGCTGCATCATGTTGTTGATGATTGATTCTGCCAGTTCCCGCACTCCGTCTGTCGACGTATTTTTAGCAATATAAAGCGTGAGGACGATGTCCTGTGTGACTACCTCGGATGACTTGTATAAGAAATCATCATAGTTTCCCTTGAGGTAGCTGGTGGCTTCCTCAACATTTTTCAGCAGGTTTTCTGTTGCCTGCCCGTTTGTTCCGGTGATGATGATGTCCGTGGTTCCCTGTCCTCTTGGATGCTGTGCATCGATCTGTACGTCAAGCACCCCGGGCACTTTTCTTGCAGCGTTTTTCAGCTTGTCCTCCGTTGTCAGCTCCGCCAACTCTGACCACGACTCCCCGATCCGTTCGCGGAAGGACTCAATATCCTCCTGGTCCGAGCCTTCCGTGTACAGCCAGTCCTCCTCGTTGGTGACGGACTGTACCCCTTCCAGGTGAATCATGGATACGGTGATCTTGCCCGCCGTAAGGTTATATCCGGTACCGCTTTCTGCCGCTTCGACAAGTACCTTCCCGGTTGCCTCGCCCGCTCCGATGGTTGTTGTTTCAGCCACATAGAATTTCAATTCCTTCCCGTTCGCATCCGGTTTGGTCTTGAACATATGCCCTTTTGTCACCAGCAGGGCTTCCTGATATTCATCACGGTAAATAGTCACATATCCCTGTGCCTTTGTAGCTTCCTTTCTTACCTTTCCGTAGTCCGCAGCCTTAATCTGCAGCCAGTCCTCATCCGCATGCGTCACGAACAGATTGTTGATGATGTTCCGGGCAAGTGTCTTCAGTTCAATGTATATTGTGACAAATATTCTGATTATAAAATAGAAGATTCCGCCCTTATTGAAGTTATTGATAGCAAAGCCTTCCTTATCCAGTTCGCTCCGGATCTCTTCCATTTTCTCTGCCTCATCCGGGACCGGGCAGACCTTGTCGAGTATTTCTTCGCTGATCATGTCTCGACCTCCACTTCCTCGGTTGATAATTCGATGTTATATTCGTCACCGGAATCGTTCTTTGCGACGGTAACGCTGTCAGAATATACGCCATTGCTGTAGGTGAGTTCCTGCGATGTCTTTTTTGAATCCAGGTAGGTCCGTTTTGCGAGCTTTCCGCGGACCCGCTGGAGTATCTCCGTCTCCGTAAATTCGTCGTTTTCCGCGTGTGTAAAATCAGTAAGCCCGAACCCGTACGCCTCATCACCATCCTCATCTTCGTAGAACAGTTCCCCTTCGTCTGTCCCTGCCTCAAGCCGTAGGTCCTGTTCCCAGCACTCATCACCGGATACGGTGTCAAAATCCCCGTTTTTGTCTGGTACCGGCTGTCCATTCTCATCCAGCCGGATATCTGTGTTGTTCTCTGTGACGATAGTCATGGGTCATACCTCCCCAAAATATAGATGCCGTTGCCGCCGTACAGCAGGAGGATGACCGCCACATCGCCTTTTTCCAGCCATACACTTGTTTTTACGTTCGGGATCTCCGGAAAATCATTGTCCTCCTGCATCGCCTCATTCAGGATTTTGAGTGTGCAGTAATAGTTCCCGCCGGATTCCCGTGACTGTGTCACCCTTGCGCACAGTCCAGCCGGGTGCTTCATATGTGGATATTTTTCCTGTATCTGTTTCTCCATTTCTTTCGTAACAAATACCTGGAGCATATCTGACATGTTGATCAACCTCCCTTAAAATAAATGAACATTCGCGTGTATCCGTTCTCGTCGCTTCTGGTGATGGTCTTTTCGACCTTTACGGTGCCGGAATATTTAGAGTGGGACACCTCGACCTCCTGGCTGTGGTGTATCCACGGGACGCCCAGTGTCTCTATTTCATAAAGGCTCCCGTACCTTTTCAGGGACAGGATGTTCTCACTCTCCTCGAGGATATAGATGGTGTCCTGTTCCGGACGGCATCCCCAGTAGAATATGCCGTTCTGGAAGAAAAAGTCATTATCCAGTCCCCAGACGTTGTTGACCTGTGTGATTGTCCGGATGCCGTTCTGTGAGTTTACAATGATCGCATTTTTCGTGCCGTACGCTGTATCGGAAAGCCGGTATTCCGTGATGTCTGCCTGTGTAAGGACATAACGGATAATATCCTGTGGGGTACAGGAAACGAACGTCCCTTTGATCACCGTCCGTTCTATCTTGATCATGGCGTCCCGGATCAGGATCTCCTTCCAGTAGTCATTGCCCGCTCTTTTACAAAATCCGGTGAGGAGCGTGTCGTAATCCCCGTCATACCCCAGCTCCACGGTGGCTTCCTCCATGTCGTCGTAGGATACGGTGCCCTGCAGCTGGCTTGTCAGCTCCACGCGGCACCAGTCTGACCGGGCTTCCCGGCTGCTGAAGCACTCGACTTCCATTCCGCTTGTTATTTCATAATTTTCCGTACTGACCCGGAATTCCGGACTGATCAGCTTTTTTCGTTCCATTACAATCTCACCATTGCCTGTGACATCTTCAGCGCACCGCTTACGTTTACTATTTTGCTCGCTGGACTTTTTGCCTTGATCTTTTTTACCGTTTTCGTGCTGCTCCGTGTTGTTGTGGTACTTGTGGTGCCTGTGGAAGACGATGTCGTCTCCTTTTTGGTCTTTAAAGTGATCCCCGCCGTCACCGGGGCGAGCAGCTCCAGTGTGGCAGTCCTCCCGCTTTCGGATACCACGTTTTTCGATTCGAGTTTTTGGAAATAAACTTTTGAGATTCCCCGTGCCGTGCAGTCCTCGTTGTAAATCTGCAGCAGCTTTGCCTTTGTCTGTCCATAGGGTTTGAAGAGCCTCTGCATGGCGGTGATCTGCTCGGTCTGTGTCATATCCGGGGAGTCCTCAAGGATGAATTCGATGGTGATCTTCGCTGCCTCGTAGCCGGTCGGCTGGTTCGCCTTGGTCTTGCCCTTGTCATCCTCGATGTCCTCGATTGTCGCCGTCTCGGTTATGTCAATGCTCTTCATCTGTCCGGACAGCTTCACGCCGCCCAGCTTGACCAGATGT